AGCAGGCTTTGTGCTGTTCCTAGTTATTACGGGTAGTCTTGTTGGTTTTGTATATTTAAGGACTTTAAGATGACAAGAGCTTTAACAGAAAAACAACAGAAGTTCCTAGAGGTTCTCTTTGATGAGGCTAATGGGGATGTTGTTCAAGCAAAGAAGTTAGCTGGCTATGGGGAAAATAGTTCTACTTCTGTTATTGTAGAGTCTCTAAAAGATGAGATAGGTGAAAAGACACGTACTTGGTTTGCTCGTACTGCACCAAAGGCAGCTATGGCAATGACACAAGCATTATACGATCCTACTGAGTTAGGTATTCGTGACAAGATGGCTGCAGCGAAGGATTTGCTTGATCGCGCTGGGCTAGGCAAGGTAGACAAGGTTGATGTTACTTCAGGAGGAGGTGGTATATTTTATTTACCCCCCAAAGAAGGAAAGAACGAGTAGACCTTGCCACAAATTGACTATAAGAGAGACTTAGGTTTCTGGGAATTGCCCAAGCCTAAGAAAGGTAAAGAGAAAGAATGGCACCCTGTAGCTAAAGTATCTCAAACAATACCTTTTGGGTATGATGTAGACCCCGAAAATGATAAACTATTACTACCCATACCCCACGAATTAGAAGCCCTAGAGTTAGCAAAAAGACACCTAAATCAATATAGTTACAGAGAAGTCGCTATTTGGTTGACAAAGCATACAGATAGGTGTATATCTCATATGGGTTTAAAAAGGCGGGTTGAGATTGACAAAAGACGTAAAAAAGCAGCTATTATTAAACGCAGACTTGCCAAAAGGCTCCAAGAAACCCTCGCGGAAATCGAGAAGCTTGAAAAAGGCAGGGTCGGGGCGTACTCAGAAGAAGAATAGCAAGACAGAGACAGTCGCTACTCCCCTTGAAACTGTTGCTGCAGAGGCTAAGGCTCCTGAGTTTGATGTCGAGGCAGCACAGTCAGTAGTGTTTAAGCCAAACCCCGGCCCTCAGACAGACTTTCTTAGTTCATCTGAGCGTGAGGTTTTATATGGCGGTAGTGCTGGTGGTGGTAAGAGCTATGCGATGCTTGCTGACCCACTACACGGTTTAAACGATCCTAACTTTAGTGGGTTGTTAGTACGACATACTACAGAAGAACTAAGGGAACTTATACAGAAATCTCAGGAGTTATACCCTCGTGCTATTCCCGGCATTAAGTGGTCTGAACGTAAGTCTCAGTGGACATCACCTAGAGGTGGTAGACTCTGGATGTCATATCTGGATAAGGATATGGACGTTACGAGGTATCAGGGTCAGGCGTTTAACTGGATTGGGTTCGATGAACTTACTCAATGGCCTTCACCTTTCGCTTGGGATTATATGAGGAGTCGCTTGAGATCCGCAAGTTCTATGGAGCTAGGTCTATATATGAGAGCGACTACTAACCCCGGTGGTAGCGGTCACTCTTGGGTTAAGAAGATGTTTATTGACCCAGCGCCTTACAATAAATCTTTCTGGGCAACTAATATCGAAACTGGTGAAGAGATTAAGTATCCAGCGGGTCACTCCAAAGCTGGTCAGTCTTTGTTTAAGCGTAGGTTTATACCTGCTAGTCTGTTTGATAATCCTTACTTAGCAGAGAGTGGTGACTACGAGGCAATGCTTCTTTCGCTACCAGAACACCAACGTAAGCAATTACTAGAAGGAAACTGGGATGTTAACGAAGGCGCAGCCTTTCCTGAGTGGAATAGAGCCATACACATCGTTGAGCCTTTTAAAATTCCCTCAAATTGGACTAAGTTTAGAGCTTGCGACTACGGTTACGGAAGTTACACAGGCGTTGTCTGGATTGCTGTATCACCCTCTGAACAGCTTGTTGTCTACAGAGAGCTATATTGTTCTAAGGTTACAGCTACTGATCTAGCAGATATGGTACTGGAAGCAGAGGCAGAAGATGGTACAATTAGATATGGTGTTCTGGATAGTTCTCTATGGCACAAGCGTGGTGATACTGGCCCGTCACTGGCTGAACAAATGAATATGAAGGGTTGCCGCTGGCGTCCTTCTGATAGGTCTAGAGGGTCTCGTGTAGCAGGTAAGAACGAGATGCATAGAAGGTTACAGGTAGATGAGTATACAGAAGAGCCTCGTATGGTTTTCTTTTCCACTTGTACTAACACTGTAGCTCAACTACCGTCAATACCTCTTGATAAGAGAAACCCAGAGGATGTTGATACAAATGCAGAAGATCACTTGTATGACGCTCTAAGGTATGGTATAATGACAAGACCTAGAAGTTCTATATGGGATTACAACCCTGCAACTCAACGATCAGGGTTTCAAGCCTCTGACCCTAGCTTTGGATATTGAATATGGCAGAACAAGACGAACTTATGTTTGAAACAGATGAAGTTACAGCGGCAGAGGATGCAGAAGATAGCATCTTTGAGTCTGTATCAAGCGTTGTATCTTTTGTAAATGAGCGATTTAAACGTGCTGAAGATTCTCGTAGTGGTGATGAGGATCGTTGGCTACGTGCTTACAGAAACTATCGCGGTATTTATGGAACGGATGTTCAGTTCACTGACACAGAAAAGTCTCGTATATTTGTAAAGGTTACTAAAACAAAAACTCTCGCAGCCTACGGACAGATTGTTGATGTGTTGTTTGGTAACAATAAGTTTCCACTAACTATAGACCCCTCTGTTTTACCAGATGGTGTAGCTGAGTCAGTTCACATAAACATAGACCCTAACGCAGCACAGGCTGGAGAGGCTTTAACAGCGGTTACTAGAGATGATGCCCCAAAGCCTTATCTTATTGGCCCAGACACAGAACTACTTCCGGGTGAAACTATTGTAGACTTACAGAAACGTCTTGGCCCATTGACTGAGAAGCTTGCACCCGTAAGTGAGAAAGTTGTAGAGGGAGAGGGAACTACATCTACTACAGTAACATTTCATCCCGCTATGGTTGCTGCTAAGAAGATGGAAAAGAAGATCCACGATCAGCTTGTAGAGTCAGGTGCTAATAAACATCTTCGCAGTATGGCTTTTGAAATGGCCCTTCTAGGCACTGGTGTTATGAAAGGCCCGTTTGCAGTAGATAAAGAGTATCCTAATTGGAACGAAGAGGGTGAGTATGATCCACTAGTAAAGACTGTACCATCTACAAGTCACGTTAGTGTGTGGAACTTTTACCCTGACCCAGAAGCCACATCTATGGATGATGCAGAGTACGTTGTAGAACGTCACAAGATGTCTCGTACTGAATTACGTAGTTTAAAACATCGTCCTTACTTTATGAGTGATGCTGTAGAGCTTGCCGTAGATAAAGGCCCAGACTACGATATGAAGTACTGGGAACAAACTATGGAAGACAGTGACACTGAAGCTTCTACAGAGCGCTGGGAAGTACTAGAGTTCTGGGGTTTTGTCGATACAGACCTACTTCAAGAGAATGGTGTGTCTATTCCTAGTGAGTACAAGAACCTAGAAGAACTTAACTGTAATATCTGGGTTTGTAATGGTGAAGTTCTACGTTTCGTTCTTAATCCTTTTAAGCCATCAACTATACCTTATTATGCAACACCATACGAACATAACCCTTACTCATTCTTTGGGGTAGGTATTGCGGAAAATATGGATGATACGCAAACTCTTATGAATGGGTTTATGCGTATGGCTATTGACAATGCTGCATTATCTGGTAATCTAATCATAGAAGTTGACGAAACTAATTTAGTTCCGGGGCAGGACTTAAGTGTGTATCCCGGGAAAGTGTTTCGAAGACAGGGGGGCGCTCCGGGGCAAGGCATTTTCGGGACCAAATTTCCCAATGTAGCTCAAGAAAATATGCAACTATTTGATAAGGCTAGAGTTTTAGCAGATGAAAGCACAGGTTTCCCAAGCTTTGCACACGGTCAGACTGGTGTTAGTGGAGTGGGGCGAACTGCTTCTGGCATCTCTATGCTTATGTCTGCAGCTAATGGCAGTATACGAAATGTTGTTAAAAACGTGGATGATTACCTTATACGTCCACTAGGCAAATCTTTCTTTGCATTTAATATGCAGTTTGACTTTGACTCAGACATTCGTGGTGATCTAGAGGTACGCGCATCAGGTACAGAAAGCTTAATGGCTAATGAGGTACGCTCACAGCGTCTGATGCAGTTCTTACAGGTAGCGCAGAATCCAACACTAGCACCGTTTGCTAAGATGGACTACATTATACGTGAGATTGCTAAGTCTATGGATCTTGATCCTGATAAGGTCACAAATTCTATGCAAGATGCTGCTATACAAGCTGAGATCTTAAAGACCTTCCAAGCTCCACAACAGCCCCCTACAGGGCCAGAAGGCGTTCCAGCACCACAGGGTCAGGCTCCTCAAGGACAAGGCCCACAGGGAGTAGCTGATACGTCAGGTGGCGGTGGTTCACAGATGGGTATTGGTACAGCACCAGCACCGGGGGAACAAGGGTTTACTGGTAATGTCGCTTAAACAATTTGCAAACAATAAGCAAGCTATGGATGAGTTTAATGAACTTATTGATGAACTTATAGCTACACAGCACAGGACTATGGAACAGGCGGGTTCTGTACAAGAAGTCTATTCAGCGCAGGGTGCTATTAGTACGCTAAGGCGGTTAAAGCTACTTAAGGGGATAGTGAATGGTTGACTATCGTAAACGTTTATCTGATATGACTCCAGAGGAAAGAGCAGAGGTAGCTCCTTCTGCAGATAACTTTTCTAAAGTGTTTGGTGATAGGACAGAGGAACCTATGTCAGTCACCGCTGCTGATACAGCCGTAAGTTTAGCTACACCAGTAGACTCAGTAGTAGAAGTACAGAAAGAGTTACAAAAAGAAGAGCCTGATTATCTAAAGGTTGGTATGCTTGCAGGTGTTGAAGCTTTAGGAAGTATACCTGCACTTGGCCCAGTAGCAAAGAGTATGATACGTAAGGGTGCTGATTTATCTAAACAGACTGACACTGCGATAAAAGGCGTTGGTACAGGTATACCAAAAGTAAATATGATTGCAGATACCCCTGCAGGATTAGATAATAAAACAGTAACGCAGTCTGCTGTTGATATTATGAACGAACCTGCTTTTGGAGAAGGTTTTGCTGAAAAGTTACAGAAAGTTGCTGCTGAGAATAGTATTGCTGCAGGAGATAAAACTTTTTCGCCAATGCAAGTTTATACTGAATTAAAAGATAGAGTAAATAGCGATGATTTTACAGTAGTACCATCAAAGCCTAGAACTATGGTTGTAGATGAAAGTTTACCTACAAAAGACGCCGCAAATATCACAGAGGAAGATCTTTCCGCTTGGAAGAAAGACCCTAAAAATACAACAAGTGATGAACGAAGAAAACAACTAAAGGGTAGAGATGAGACTCTTATGGCTATTGCTAAAGAGTATCAAGATTCTTTAAAGGCTAATGGGGCAGAGGCAAGTAGAGACTTACTTGCAAAGTACAGGTCTGCAGTAGATGAAATAAACCCTATTAAACCTATTACTACAATGCCAGAGCTTATAGATAACATTGATGTTGTTGGCGCTCTAGGTGAAAAAACTACTACTTTAAGTAAAAAGAAAACTGGTATACTAAGTGTTAATAGGCAGTTCAGACAAGATGAAATTGTAACTTCTAGGTTAGATATAAATGGTTACACTAATCACGACAAGTGGGTAGCTGCTGTTAGAACTACAGAAGATGTAGCAGAAGGTGTTAGTCCTACTGCGTATGGTAAAGCTGTTTTTCTAAAAGATGTAGATATGCTTCAACCAGAAGGTTTACAAAAGAAGTCTTTACGTATAGCTGCTGGTGCTGAAAAGGGGCCACACGCTGTTATGCAAGGGAAGTATCAACAACTAAGCCCAGAAGAGATCTATTCGTATGCTAAAAGTGTGTTTGAAGATTCTCTTAAAGAGGGTTCGGAGTGGGTTCAAATTGGTTACAACCCTGTTAGGGCAGGTTTCTTTTACGATAGGGCAACAGGATTACCTTTAGAAGCAGCACAAGAAGTTATACAGGTTGGTAACTTAGTGTTAGGTAAGAATGTTAAAAAGGGTAATATTGAAGAGTATTCATTTAACGAAGGTGGAATGGCTATGGAAGAACAAACTCAAATGGCCTTTGCGCTGGGCGGTTCTGTAGAAGATGTAGATCCCGTATCAGGTAATGAAGTACCACCCGGATCTCTCCCAGAAGAAGTACGTGATGACATTGATGCAAGGCTTAGTGAGGGTGAGTATGTCGTACCCGCTGATGTAGTACGGTACTACGGTGTTAAGTTCTTTGAGGATCTGCGTACACAAGCTAAGTCTGGCTTTGAAGATATGGAAGCTAATGGACGTATTGGTGGTCAACCTGTACCAGAGGAAAACTCTCTACCGTTTGACGTATCTGAACTACAAGTAGAAGAAGAGCCTGTACAGATGAACGAGGGTGGTTTTCTAGACAGAGAGGCTTTAGAGGCAAAGTTTCCTGCTTCCTTTATGGGTTCTGGTAGCCCAGCGCAGGAATGGAAGACCTTTGAAAACGAAGCAGGTTTAACTATTACTATTCGTTACGTTAATGGTCAACCTATGTCACCTATTCCTGCAGGGTATACTGAGGTTGGTGCTAGGTCTGAGCAAGCTCTTGAAGCTCCAAGGGGTGATGACAGTGACCCACAGTTTGGTGATCCTAGTAACGCACCAGAGCCTGTTGATTTAAGTAAACTCTCTGAAGACGAGCTTGAAAAAATAGGTGACAAGACAGCAACTATGGGTACTCTTGAGGAAATAGTTGGTTATGGTACTGGGCCTGCTCTTACTCAAATAATGAGGATGACCAGAGAAGGTAGAGCAGCAAAGGTTAACTCTGAGGTTGCTAGTAGGTTAGCGAGTGGTAAAAATGCTGACGGTACAGATCTAACGGAAAGCCAAATAACTCAGTTAGGAAAGATTTTTGATAAAACTGCAGACACAGAAGATACAGGTTCTAGGTTCTTTGGTGGTCAGAGGACTTTAACTGAGGGCTTACAAGATACGTCTGGAGATAAACAAGTAAGTTTTGCTGATACTTTCTTAGGAGATCTAATGGGATTTGATGGTGGTAAGTTAGGTATACAAGCTAAAGATAAAGATGGTAATAAGTTAGGTCTAGATGCATCTATTTCTGGTAAACGAAGAAAACCTGTTGAAAAACCTGCAGTAGGTAGTGGTAGCAATGATGATGGTGGTAGCGACGATAGTTACAGTGCAGCTGATGCAATGAGAGATAGATTAGATAAACAAACTAAAGAAGAAGGTCAGTCTGGCGGTTTCCAAGGAAGTGTAACTAATGGGTCTGTTTACGCAGGAGGTAATAGAGCAGAAGGTGGTTTAATGCTCAAGAAAGACAAGAAGAAAAAGAAGAAATAATAAGGCTACCCGGCAGTAATGCTGGCCCCAACATAAAGGAACTACAATATGTCTATGACAGAACAAACTATTATTAAAGCTGACAGTTATGCACACGAGCGTAACAAAGAACTTCTTGAAAAAGAGCAACGTGAACTAGATGCACTGTTAAAAGGTGAACAGGGCGATGAAGAAGCAAAAGATAATCAGGAACCCGATAGCGAAAGCGTTGAGGACACCCAAGTTTCAGATGAGAGTAATACGGAACAAAAAGAAACACGGTCAGTGGAATCCCAAGAGTCCGAAACGGATGATTCAGGAACAGATGGACTAAGCGCTGAAGAGAAATCTTTTAAAAAGCGATACGGTGATATACGTAAGCTCTTACAGAATAAGGAAAAAGATTGGAATGAAAAGTTTGAAAAGCTACAAGGACAACTTGAAAAAGCTTCTAAGAATGAACTGGTTCTTCCCAAATCTAAGGAAGAGATTGAAGCTTGGACAGCTAAGTACCCTGATGTCGCGGGTATTGTCGAAGCTATTGCAGAAAATAAAGCTGCTGAAAAAGCTTCTTCCTTGGACACGCGACTCCAAGAAATAGAAGAGCTACGTACTCAAGCTAAGAAAGAGAAAGCTGAAGCGGAGCTTATGTCTTTACACCCTGACTTTGAAGAGATTCGCTCCTCAGACGAGTTTCATAACTGGGCAGAAAAACAACCTAAAGTTGTACAAGATGCTTTGTATGAAAACTCAGAGGATGCTAAATCTGTAGCAGTAGCTATTGACCTCTATAAGTCACACAAGGGTATTAAAGCTAAGTCTACTAGTAGTTCAGATAAGGCTGCTGCCTCTTCTGTTAAAACTAAGGGTAGGACAACTGTAAACGATGATGAGAGTAAAAACTTCTGGCGTGAATCAACTGTTGCTAAAATGAGTGACAAAGAGTTTGAGAAACATCACGAAGAAATACACGAAGCTCAGAAATCTGGTAAATTTATTTATGATTTGTCAAAATAAGTATTGACAATAGCTGCAAGTTTAGTATAACTTGTATAGTATGCACTTAAAATGTGTATTTAAACTAAGACTCTAGCCACTAAAAGACTACCCAGACACGTTTAGCCCTTATTAGATACGGTAGGCATACCTTAATAATAAGCTACCTAGATAAGTTTTGGCCTCTGTTGTGGATATGGATCTGTAAAACTCAACGGTCATATCTATAAGGAGATTAATTATGGCTGCATTTGGAAAAGCCTCTGGCTATTCAAACCTTGACAACGGAGTATTCTCCAGCGTCATCTACTCAAAGCAGGCACAGATTGCGTTTCGCAAGGCTGCTACTGTAAATGCAATTACTAACTCAGAATATTTTGGTGAGATTGCGAACCAAGGGGATACAGTGCGTATTCTTAAGGAGCCAGATATCACTGTGAATGCATTGCTACGTGGTACTACCGTTTCGGCGCAAGACCTCGTTGACAATGACTTTCAGTTGACTATCGACAAAGCCAATTATTTTGCCTTCAAACTTGACGATATCGAAGAGCAGCAAGCCCATCACGACTTTATGCGCTTGTCATCTGATCGTGCGGCATATAAAATGGCTGACGCTATGGATGCTGACGTATTGTCATATATGTCGGGTTACACAGCTGCAGGTGCTAAGATTACTACTGTAAGTGGTACTGCTTCGCATCAAACAGCAAACCAACTTGACGGGGAATTTCTGAAAGCCAATCATTTGGATATGTCAGACTTCGGAAACATTACTACTAGTGCCTCTTCTGGTACAACTGGTGACTCAATTCCGTTGGCTCCTCGCTTCGGTGGCGCTACTGCAGCGGCTACTACCACAGCAACACCTCTCCAAGTTGTAGCCCGTATGGGTCGCATTATGGATCAGGCTAATGTTGATACTCGTGGTCGTTGGCTGTGTGTTGACGCTGTATTTATGGAAATGTTGAAAGACGAAGATTCTCGCGTACTGAACGCAGACTTCGGTGGTGCAGGACTGCAAAACGGTCTGGTACTTAACAATCTTCACGGTTTCCGTATTTACCAGTCAAACAACCTTCCTGCGAAGGGAACTGGCCCCGGAACCACAGGCGTAACCGCACAGGATGATAACTATGGCGTTATTGTAGCTGGACACGACTCCGCTGTTGCAACTGCACAGCAACTCAACAAAGTTGAGACTTATCGTGACCCAGATTCATTCGCTGATATTGTTCGCGGTATGCACCTTTACGGGCGTAAAATTCTACGTCCAGAGGCTCTGGTAACTGCAGTATACAACGCTGCTTAAATAGTTAGAGAGTAGGCTGCTTAACTGTGGCCTACTCTTTTTCTTAGTCTTGCATTGAAAAAGGATACCTCTTATGGCAATCACTACAGCAATGTGCAGCAGTTTCAAGCAAGAGTTGCTTGGAGGTGTTCACGATCTTGATACCGACACTTTAAAAATAGCTTTGATTAAAGCTAGTCCGTCAGGCACCTATGGTGCTGCAACTACTAACTACTCTGACGTTACAGGTAACTCAGATGAAGCTTCTGGTACTGGTTATAGTGCTGGCGGTGGAACTTTAGATTCACCTGCTATTTCACTTTCTGGAACTACAGCTTTTGTAGACTTTGCTGATGAAGCTTTCAGCAACGTAACAGTTTCTGCAGATGGTTGTATTATTTACAACTCTTCTCAGTCAAACAAGGCTATTGCAGTATTTGACTTTGGTGGCACTGTTAGTGCAACCTCTGGTACACTTACTGTACAGTTCCCAACAGCCGATGCTTCAAACGCTGTTATTCGTCTTACCTAATAGTTAGGACTACTTATGGCAAAGTTTGCTGACCGTGTAAAAGTAAGCACAAGTACTACTGGAACAGGTACAATCACTCTAGGATCTGCGGAGACTGGTTTTGTGGTTGTACCTTCTTCTTTAGATGGAGAGACCCTAAGATATGTAATCGAAGATGGGGGATCTCCTGCAACTGCTTTCGAGATTGGAACTGGAGTTTTCACAAACTCTGGAAGCACTCTCACACGGTCACTTACTTCCTCTTCTACAGGAAGTCTACTTAACTTATCTGGTAGCGCAAAAGTATTTATATCGCCTACTGCAGATGATTTACAGTTTGTTCAAGTTTATAGTTCTACTAGTGATCTACCATCAGCTTCAAGTAATCACGGTAGAATAACTCACGTACACGGCGATGGTGCAATGTACTTTGCACACGCTGGTAGTTGGGTCAGGTTACAAAACTACGACTCAAACCTTCAATCTTTTGTTAACACATTTACACTACCTACATCTGACGGTACTTCAGATCAAGTTTTAAAAACTAATGGCAGCGGAACTCTTCAATTCGGCACAATAACTTCTTCGGCAGGGTTTAGCGCAGTAAACGTGGCCTCACGTACTCTTACGACTGACACCACAGTAGGAGCCACAGAAAGCGCTCTAACAGTTGGGCCGCTTACTATTGCCAGCGGTGTAACTTTAACTGTTGCGGCTGGGGGAAGGCACGTAATCCTATGACCGAAATTCGTGTAGATACAATCGTTGATGCCGCTGGAACTGGCGCACCAAACTTCACTACCGCTCCAACTGTTGGCGGTGTTGCGCTGGGCAGTCTAGATACTTCCAGCTTTACGAGTAGTGGCACTGCGCCATCAAGCCCGTCGAATGGTGCGGTTTGGTGGGATACTACAAACAGCGCATTGATGATCTATGCAAACAGTGCGTGGCAAACGGTTACTTTAGGAGTGATCCCGCCGGGGCCAGCTTACTTTGGCGATAGGATGTTGCTGGCCTTGGGTAATCTTGGCTCATCTCCTTGGCAGTCTAACGCAATCAAGTACTTCGACATAACTGCAGGTTCTGCTAGTGCGAACTCTTTTGGTAATTTATCAGCGACAAGGGGATACCCTTCAGGTAGTTCTGGCGAAGGGCGAGGATTATTTGCGGGTGGTGCACAAAACTCTGGTGGAGTTGTTAACACAATAGAGTACGTCACAATCGCCAACGCTGGTAATGGCACTGACTTCGGTGACCTAACGGCTACTGCATTTGGGATCGCCTCTGCATCTGATGCTATCACCGCTATCCATTCAATGGCTTCAAATGTACATACTGGTCATATTCAAAAAGTTACTATTGCTTCCACAGGTAACGCCACCTCTTGGAGCGGCACTCTAAATAGCAATCGCTCTAACGGCGCTGCGGCCTCTGATGGCACTAAAGGCTTCTTTATAGGTGGGTTTACAGCTTCTAGTTCTACCGCTGTAAATACGATAGATTACGTTACTATTTCCACTGATGCTAATGCTGCAGACTGGGGAGATCTTAATACAGCAAGAAAAAATCCCGGCCAAGACGCCGCTTGTGGAACTAGCAGTCGTGTTCTTGTTGCTGGTGGCAATGACACAGGTGGCAGTAGAACTGCAACTATTGAATATATTAATCCAGCAAGTGCTAGTAACGCTTATAGTTTTGGTAATTTAACGACTGCACTTTTTTACACCACTTCTGCTTGTAACGAGGATAGGGCTATTTTTGCGAATGGCTTGAACGCCTCTAGTCATTTTCAGCAAATAATGAACTATGTTCAAATCGGCACCGCTGGCAATGCAGCATCTTGGGGAAACAGCGGATCTACAAGCTATGGCACTGGTTCTTTATCAGGAGCGGCTTCATAATGTCAGATATTACAGTAGATAAAATTAATAATTTAGCTGGCACAGGTGCTGCTAATTTCACTCACGGGATTAAGGTTGGTGGAGCAGCACAAGCTCTTGGCGGTGGCGCATTTACAAATAGTGATACTGAACCCACTAGCCCCAGCGATGGTGATATTTGGTATGCACCAACAGATGGAAATTTAGACTATCGTGCTGGGGGTGAGTGGAAGCGAGTCATTGGCGGTGGAACGGCAAATCCTAGCACGTACTTTGGCGATAGGATGATTGTAGCTAGTGGTAATACACTTTCGTCAGTAGGTATAACCAACGCTATTCGCTATGTAGATATAACTGGTTCGGGTGGCTCAACCAGCTTCGGATCTTTAACAGCTAATAGGGGATCAGCAAGTGGGGCTGCCGGTAATAATAGGGGGCTTTTTATAGCAGGGGTATCAAGCAGCGCTTGGCTTAACATAATCGAGTACGTCACAACAACAACAACTGGTAATTCAGTCGATTTTGGCGACACGGTAGCTAGTGGCATTTCAAACGTTGCTGCTGCATCTAATGGCGTCACTGCTATGTATGCAATGGGTTCTTACCAAGGAACAGGGATCGAAAAAGTTACTATTGCCACCACAGGTAATGCCAGCGCTTGGAGTGGTAGTCTATCAAACTCTAGAGATAATGGTGATGCCGCTTCTGACGGAACCAAGGGTTTCTTTATGGGAGGCTTAAACGGATCCCAAACGCAAAATACGATAGACTATTTTACTATTTCTACTGACTCTAATGCTACAGATTGGGGAGATCTAACTCAATCTAAATATGGGGGCAGAGCTGTTGGGAATGCAGATCGTATTCTTTATGGTGGTGGGCGTACTAGTTCTGAACTTAGCGAAATTGATTACTTTAGTACAGCAAGTGCTGGTAATGCCTATGATTTTGGAGATATGACTTACAGCAACCGGGGAGCAATAGCGTCGAATAACGAGACTAAAGCTGTATGGGTGGGTGGTTGGACAGGTCTTACTAGAGTATCTACGCAAAATATAGTTACCATAGATACCGCTGCGAATGCCACAACCTTTGGTAGTTTTCTGTTCGAGATCGATCACGGTGCAGGTTTATCGGGGGCCGCTTCCTAATGAGTACATTAAAAGTAAACACCATTAAAGATAACGGCACAGCGATTGACCTTGAAAACGGTATCTTGATCGGTGGTGCTTCACCGTTACAAAATTACACTTCCAGTGGAACTGAGCCTAGTAGCGGGAATGCAAACGGTGACTATTGGTACGACTCTGCTAACAGTAAGTTTTATCAGTACTGGGATAGTGCGTTTAGAG